GGTCTTTTTTTATCTAGATCTCACACACTCCGGCTACACAGGCAAGCTGCTGTGCACCTTCGACGTTATCATCATTCTCTTTGAGCATATCCCAATTGATGTTTACAGGCATCTTAGCTAACAAGGCTTCATAGTCTTCCTTGCTACACGTCTCATAAGGTGCCTGCCTATAAGTGCCTCCATCCATTGGTAGGAATGATACACCAGTGCAGATATCAAAGTTATCGTACACCCAAGCCCCTACAGTAGGCCAGTCATTCTCATTGACTGAGATAGTCACTGAAGGCTTATGTTCGCACCAGTGAAGCTGATACACACGCCATAGATTAAGGTGAGATATAGCATCAACATCATCCCTGGTAATAGCACCTTCAGGAGCCTTCATAGGAAATGAGAACACAGTAGTACTATCTGGTCTCATCACACAAGGTTCACTAGGAATACCTTGTTCGATCATAAACGCCGTGAGAGGGTCTTTTTTGTCCGATCTAACCCGTCTAATGTAATACGAAGCATGTTGTGGGTGAATTCCAGAAGCAGTCCCACACAACTGAGAAACAGTACCAGAAGGCTTAACGCAAGTGATCGCAGCAGAGACGGGAATCCCCAAAGCAGTCGCCGTAACTTCATTAGCAATGATTGCTTCATTTTTCAACATCTCCAATCTTGCTGGTAACGCTTTATCATCAGGATCATTCAGTAGCTTATGATCATAGATACCTGTCAGTGATACACCCAATAGACGCTCTTCAGCGGTGTTCTTTTCCCAGATCTTACGTAGGTATGGGAAGGTAGTCATCGTGCTCTGCCAAGTACCTAGAATCGCTGCTACACGTACTTTGTACATCAAGTCTTGAAGAGTGTCCGTATCACGAACAATGACCTCTGTGAGGTTACAGAACTGGTAAGGACGTAGGATAATCTCTGAGCAAGGATTCGTACCAAAGTCATGGTTAGGATCTCTACGGCCATTGACAGCTGCTTGCTTCTTTGATGCATCTCTGTTAAAGATACCACGTTCACCTGAATGGCTCTCATAGATCGAACACCATTCACGCATAAACTGTCCTACTGAAGGCTTTACATCATACACAGCAGAGTTGTTAGCAAGGCTACGCTGTCCTTGTTGTTCCCACCATGCTCCTGCTTTAGCGTGTGCCATACGATCATCACTGAGATCGCTTAAAGAGATCATTGCAGAACGCCGCACACCACCCACAACAACAACCTCCCCGATCTTGCACAGAATATCATGGCATTCAAGGGACGACAGACGACGATTTTTGGCCGCTTGGAACTTCCTAATAACAAATTTGAATAGTTCAACGAGGGGTTCTGGACCAGAAGCTCTGCCTCCAAAGGTCTTAAGTCTGGAGCCAGCAGGTCTAACTTTGGAGACATCCCATTTTGCAATCTCACCAGCATAGAGTAAAGCAATAAGTTGTCGTAGTGCTTTAGCCCAGCCTTCTTTGCTGTCGGATACCACGATAGTAGTTTTACTATCGAATAGCTGATCAGGGACTTCAGGTAATTGATTGACATACTTAGACTCTACAGAGAAACCGACACCAGTGCCACATAGAAGGATGTACATAGCCTCATCGAATGACTTAGGATCATCGATAGGTAGATACGAGCAATTATATCCTGCAATGTTCTGACGTTCCAGAGCCTCACCAGCAGTCATCATACAGCGCATCGAAGGCATGACATCAAGGTTCAGAATAGCCTTGTGTACAGTCTTGTAGATATGCTGAGGAATCTCATACTTATGCTTCTTAAGCAACTGCTTTTGCATAAAAGCCATGTAGCGATCTACAGTTTCACCCCAGTTCTCTCTACGTCCTTGTTCGTCAAGAAACCTACTGTAGCGGCTCTTGTGGATAAATGCTTGGTAGTTATTCAACTTCATTACTCTTCCTCTTGTGTATCGTCTAGTTCGTCAACTAATTCATCAAACATGGCTTCGATTCTGTCCTCAAACCTATCAACCAAGTCTTCTGCTGTTATGTTCAGTATCTCAAGTAGAGATATTTCATCTAATCTTTTTAGTTTATCAAATAAGTCCAGAATCGTTAAAGCCATAGTCACTCCTTATAATACTTACTCTTTACTAAGTCATAGTTCTCAATCACATACTCCAGATAGTGTACTGCTTTAAGTAGATCTTCTCTACCATTCTTTCGTTGATGTCTCTGCACATACTTAACAACATTAGCTAACCAAGGGTCTAATGACCACGCTGAGATAACATCCCAAGGTTGTAGTGTTGTCTGCTTATAATGATCACCACCAACCTGTTTAGCTTGGTTTGAGTATTTCGGCAGCAATTGGTTCACTCCTTCTTTGTTGTTGCCATCCACCGCAGTCTTGGCACTGGTAACGCTGATACTTTCCGGTAAGGGACGTACTGAATCCACGCCTTTGTAGATTGATGCTACCACATCTTGTGCAGCTCCGATGATCCCCTGAGACGGAGATGTTCGGGTGGGTTCGAATCCAGGGAAGAAATCGCTCATAGACTTTTTCCAGTAAGATTACATCTTGTTTATTGTACTGCTCCATGACTTCCCATGCTGCTTTGTCTTTGTTCATACACTTGATCCAAAGTTCAAAGCCTTCATGCTTAGTCTTCTGACCTAATCCCAACGCTCTAGCTACATAGTCCAGCTTGTTACTAGGAAACCTAAATTCCTTTCTAGCAGTCTTAAGCAGATCAATCTGATGGTAAGGTGCTGGAGGAGACATACCAGCCTCTAGGAACTCTTTATTGAGTGTAGGTATGTCAAACCTAGTTCCATTGTAATGTACCACAGCATCGCATTCATCTAATAGACTATGGATCTTCTTTAGCATAGTCTTCTTACCGTTTAGGATGCTGCTGAACATTAACTGATCACCTTGATACCACTTAGCGGACCAACACAAAACACTACTGCTGTCTACGATCTGACTGATACTGATGTTCTGTTGAAACAAACCCCAGACATACGCAGTGTTAGGTGCTGATTCGATATCAAGTAGCAGGATTCTCATCAGCGTCTGAGTCTGTACTAAAGTGTGACGGATCATCATGTCCGAATATGTTAACGATCTTGTCAAACTGCTTAACGAATACTTTCTCTTTGACATCGTAACCGTAGTAAGCACCGATAGCTTCACAAGCTGTCTCTAACAACTTAGGCCAAGCAATACCACTATCAAAGGTAACATTGATATCAACCACGTGGTCTAATGGGAAACCATAATCAGCGTTGTGCCTCTTTCCTTCTTCGTCTTCATCTGAACCTATTGACATATGAAAACTAATTCTACTATCGCTCATCTTCATCTCCATTCATTAGGGCATCCCAGGAATTAGGGAATACTTCAGAGCAGACTCGGCAGATGTTCTCTGCAACGATCCTTGTCTCTGCTTGGGCTTCCTTCGCTAACCTTAATTGACATACTCTAGCAAAGGCGTAAAGGCTCCCACTCCAATACCATTCAGTCATCATGGATTGGGGGAGAATCATCCTAGCTTGCTCAGGGCAAATACCTTCCTTAAGCATCAGCTCATACAATGTTACCATATAAGCAGTGTACTTGTCAACTGTTTCATTCCAGTCTGTGAAACTTTGTACAGGCTCTGATGAACTACCTTGCTTGACATTGGGTGCTTTACGTCTGAAATAAGTAGGCTGATAGAACTCTGGTGAGCTATCAACATAGCGTCTACTGACTTCATTCCAGGCTAATCCTACCGTATGCTTCATCAACTGCCTAGCTACGAAGATCGGTGCTTTGATCCTGAACTGAATGAAACAATGGCTGAAGGGACTCCAATGATTGTGCTTAGCTAGATAGTTAATCAGCTTGATGTCTTTAGGGTCTAACACTGGTAAAGGAAAGTAGTGGTTACCTTGCTCTGTGTCATACCAATCAACAGCTTCTGACTCTTTATCAAAGCTAACACGAGCAGCATTGACTACCGTTAAGTCATTACCCATGTGTTCGATGTAGTCTACTTTAATGTTTGCCATAAACCTTTCTCATCCTGGTGGCTTGTTTGCTTTCCTCTACAGTCTTCTGCTTCTGATGTGCTTCCCACAGTTTAGCTTTCTCTGCTAGTGCTATGAAGTGATCAAGGCTAACCAGTGCTAAAGGATCAGATCTATTCTGCTTGATGACTAAGAGGGGTTCTTTGTCTTTGCCTTCACAGTGCCGTATTGCTTGTTCATAGTCTGTGTAGACTGCGATTCTTGCTCTGTTCTTGCACTCAATGCCGTATCTAAATCTTTCCAGTGCATTCGTCGAGAGCCAGACATCCTCGCCCTGTGTACCCATTGGTGTGCTTTTGCAATCATGTTCGCTTAGATTGAAAGTGTCTCTTAGCTTTTGTACCACCAGCTTTTGCAGCAGTCTTCCTTTGTTTTTTGCGCTTGAAGGCTTCAATGTCAATCTCCGTCCAATTACTTATCCAGCTCTTAGGAATGATCATGACAGCATTACAATCATTCTCTCCTATCGCTGCTGCTAGGTGTACTTCATCATCAGTCTCATGCGTCATAAACCCAACGGACTTACATCTTGCTACAGAGCCAGTACCCTTTAGTTGCCATCCTGAGCTGGCTACAGCGTCTATCCACTCTAGGTAGACGATGGTGTCGGTGGTTGCCATATTTCATCCTTCCTACGTCTAATCCACAGTAGTTGTCCGTTCTCTAACACACGCTCAGCATCGCCATCATAAGCCTTCAGCACAGCTTCATACATAGCTAGATCAGTATCAAAGTCACCAAGGATCTTATCAGCCTTCTTAGGACCAATACCACGTAATCCCTGTACATTGTCTACCTTGTCACCAGTAAGGATCTGACGATAGAAGTTCTTGATTGCTTCTTTGTCATTCACGTAGTAATGATCTTTCTTCACAGGATTGTAGTGATGACCAGGGATCATGTCTAAGTCTTTGTCAATGGATACAATGATTGAACTATCCCTAGTTAGCGTGGCATGGATTCCAATAGCATCATCAGCCTCTTGTCCATCAGCCACTCTGAAGTCCCAAGCAGTAATAAGATACTCACGAAGGCTGTGAAGATGTACGGGCCTAGGCGCATCCTTTCTGTTTCCTTTGTAGGGTTGTGTTTTAGCGATGTCATGCCTGTAATTGTCCTTACCTGTTAAGTAACCGACATGGATGTTAGAGGAGAGTTCAATAAAGATCAGCTCCTCCAACATCTCTGCCATCGTTTTGATAGCAACCTTCTCTGTTTCCTCGTTACAGGCAAAGCCTACACGGTAGCAGAGAATGTCACCATCAATGATTGGCATTAGCTTCATTACAGTACGTCTTCTGTTTCTTCTTCATCTTGCTTAGGCTGTGCACTGTAAGTAACCAAGTCAGTGATCACTAGCTTCTTCAGTGAAGGCGATACACCTTTCTTGTTCTTAAACGTCCATGAGTATGAACCCATGACACAGACAGCCTTTGTACCGTTACCGATGTGTGCCATGACTTGATCACCATTCTTGTCTAATGCTTTGATCTCATGGTTACTCTTAGCGGTAATGTAAAAGCCTTTACCTTCTTTGTTGCGAACAGAGATACCCATATCTTCCAAAGCCTTAACAGCCTTGTCTGACAGGTTTGTCAGATCTACCTGATACTTACCAGACATATCGTTAGGCTTATCAAGGAAGGGCCACATCAAGGTTGCTTCAATACGTACAGGTTTTTGTTCCATGTTAATTTCCTCAGTGAAAATACAATAACAGTATATCAGTGCATCTTAAATTTGTCAAGCAACATTCTACTTTGTATCTCAGCCATCATTGATTCTGTAGCTGATTCAGCAATAGAGTGTAGCAACGCCAACATCATACGGTTTGATACTAACTTATCACTCTGAACATCCATCGTTACATAACCAGCATCATCCTTTCCTATTTTAATAGTTACGATAAGAGAATCAATCTCATCAAAGTTGGTAATCATCAGTGTGTTTCCTTCCAGTTGTTTCCTACTTTGTATTCACCCGTTAGAGGACAACGTAAACCCAAGGTAACACCAGCCTTCTCAATAGCTGCTACAGCGAGTTTACCAACATCATCAGCATACTGCTTAGGACATTCTATCTGCCATTCATCATGGACGTTAGCCACAAAGTGTGCAGGTATCTTATGTTTCTTCAGTGACTCATGTAGGTGGATCAGACCTTGCTTCATCGAGATCGCACCAGCTCCTTGAAGTAACGTGTTAAGTGCTGCGTGTTCCGACCGTACCCATAATCGACGACCATCAAGGGCAGGTAAATACCCTTTCTCTGCATACCTGCTAACTTTATCTTTAAGTGTCTTGAGAGCTGGCGTATTCTTAAGGAAACGGGCGATGAGTTTCTTTCCTTCCTCGGCACTCCCTTGAGCAATCGATCCAATCTTAGCTGGCCCTGCTCCATAGAGAAAGGCATAGATAAACGTCTTTGCTTGCGCCCTACTCTCAAGACCAGCAGCGAGTTGGTTTTTAGTGTGGACATCCCCATTGATTACCTCCTTAGTGTACTCATCATCCTTCATGTAATGAGCTAACATACGTAGTTCTAACCCTGAAGCATCACAACCAACTAAGACATTACCAGGATCTACAGTCCATACTTGTCTGCATGTTTCACCATACTCAGCATTGACAGCAGGAACCTGTGCCATGTTAGGGCTGTGATGCGTCATACGCCCTGTGACAGCACCGTTAGTGATGACCTTACCGTGTACCCTACCATCATCAGCAACGTGTTCTAACCATGATGAGGACTGTGCTATACGCTTCTGGATAAGTAGATACTCAGCCATTGCCTTAGCCTCTGGGTAAGGTAGCTTAGACAGGATCACTTCATCAACCATTGGCTTACCTGTCTCAGTGAACTTCTCAGGCTTCCATCCTAATGATGTCAGTCTACGTCCTATCTGATCTCTGGAGCCTGGGTTAAACACTTCAACATGATCCTTTAGCTTCTTACCTGTCTTCTCACTAACACGTTCAGTGATGATCGGTGGAAATATAGTCTGTAGGTTCTCCTCAATGGTTGATAACTTCGTAGTTAACTGAGAGATGAACTCAGTACATAAAGGGATGTCTAGTTTGAATCCATGTCTTTCCTGCTGTGCAACAATGAACTGTACCTTGTGTTCAATGTCAATACTTTGTGGTGAGAAGTCCTTCAATTCTGTACATAGTTTACGATGAAGTTCACCAGTAAGATTAACATCCTGGATACAGTAATCAATCATCTCTTGTGTCAAAGCAGTAAAGTCTTGGAACTCAATCTTGTGATTCCCTAATCTTTTCCCCCATGCTTCTAGACTGTGACCTCCTTCGATACTGGGATTCCATAGCCTCGACAGCACGAGCGTATCGGAGGCCTTCTTGAGTGGTATCGTAATGTTCCACAATCTCCGAAGGTGGTAACCGTCGAAGCTGATTAGATTGTGTCCTATCACTGTGTCGTAATCCTCTATAAGAGGCTTTAGTGTATTTGGATGAGTATGACATACCACCTCACTTGTTGTCAGATCCTTCGTGACTACGCAGAAGATAACAGTCTGCTTCATGTCTGTTTCGATGTCCAGCACTAAGCTCTTCATATTTATGTACCAGCTTTTGATAATCTTCTAAGAGTGTATCGTACTTCTTCTTTAAGTCTGAATGCTCTGCTATCAACTTATCCATTGCCCACATCAGATACCCTTTCCTGATAGTTTTCAACAGCAACCCTAGAGATCTCTTCAGCAAACCGCATCAGTGCATCAATATTGACGTACTCAACATTGTAGCCACTAATAAGTTTAGCATCCCATGCTGCCTGAACAATCTCATTCATACTCATGACTAAGAATCCCATTTCAACTCCTTATCTGCTTTGATACCAGCTTTGATAGCTTCTCTGATAGCCCATTGTATCAGTATCCTAGCCTCTTCATTAGTTAAGTCTAACGTAATGGTAGCAGATCCATCTTCATGCTCTACAAGGTTAGTTACCTCAGCCACTATGGTCTCCTGTTAGCATCTTGTATAGCATACATGTAATC